TGGATGGGGAAACAACGGCTGGGGGAATAACGGAAACGGCGGCGGATATGCAGCCACAGCAGCTACTCAGGCAGATATTCAGAGAGGATTCGACAATTCTGCAGTGATCAGCAAGCTTGACGGAATCAATAACGGTCTCTGTGACGGATTCTATGCAGTGAATAACGGTATGCTTACCGGATTTAACGGAATCAACACCAATATCATGCAGACTGGTTTTGGAATCCAGCAGGCAATCAATGCCGATACTGTAGCCAATATGCAGAACACAAATGCGCTCCAGGCACAGCTTGCGAACTGCTGTTGTGAAACCAGGGAAGCTATCCAGGGCGTAAATTACAATATGGCACAGAACACCTGTGCATTGCAGAACACCATGAACAGCAACACAAGAGACATTATTGACAGCCAGAACGCAGGAACAAGAGCAATTCTTGATTATCTTTGCAATGAAAAGATTTCTAACCTGCAGGCTGAAAACAATGACCTCAGACGTGCTGCTTCTCAGGACCGTCAGAGCGCACTTCTCACAACTGCAATGGCTTCACAGACACAGCAGCTTATTAATGCGATTAATCCGGCACCGATTCCGGCATATCAGGTTCCTAATCCGAACACATATTACGGATGCGGATGTAACACTGGATGTAATTGCTGATAACTTCATATCGAGAGTATCTTTCGATTAATTCGGATGTCGGCTTATGCCGTATTACACAGAGGGGCAGGCTGAGACCTGTCCTTTTGTGATATGAAAGGAGTATTTTTATGGCAGAATTTACAAATGTAGCTGCTCAGACTGTAGCAGCAAATGGAAACGTAGTATTTTCAAACACAGCAGTCAAAGGTTCTAACTGTATTCAGCACAGAGAGGGAAGTGGAATTATAACTCTAAGAGGACTGACTAATCAGTGCAAAGCGAGATTCTTTGTGGATTTTTCTGGTAATATCGCAATTCCAACAGGCGGTACTGTCGGAGCTATTTCTCTGGCTATTGCAATCTCTGGCGAACCTGTATTATCTTCACAGATGATTTCCACACCGGCAGCAGTAGACCAGTATAATAATGTGTCCTCTGGCATTTATATTGATGTACCTCGTGGATGTTGCGTTAACATCGCAGTAGAGAATACAAGCGATCAGGCTGTTTCTGTTGCGAACGCAAACATTGTCGTAACCAGAGAAGCGTAGGAGGTGTGATTATGAGAGATATTAAAGACTTATGCGCAAGAATCGAAGATGAACTTTCCAAAATCGCTGACAATGGGCTAACCACTGGAAATCTGGAAATGACATACAAACTGATTGATATGTACAAAGATATCAAGAATACGCAGTACTGGGACAAGAAAGTGGAATATTACAACACTGTTCTTGATGAGATGCGTGGTGGCGGATACAATGACGATTACAGTGAACGCGGAAGAAAGCGTGATAGCATGGGGAGATACAGCTCAAATGATGGCAGAATGATGCCGGATTACGACAGGGGCAATTCTTATGCCAGACGTGGTGAACATTATGTCAGAGGGCATTACAGTCGCTCTGATGGGCGAGACGCTTACGATGACTATATGACGCAGAAGCAAAGCTATCGTTCCGGCAAGTCTGAAGACTGCAAGAGGAAGATGCTTGCCGCTCTGGAAGAACATCTGGACGAACTCACAACAGAAATGAGCGATATGTCCAAGGATGCAGAGTGCCGGGAGGAACGCGATCTTGTCAAGAGATATGTAGAAAAACTTCGGGATATGCTTTAAAAACGCAAAAAGTGGTAGAGAGGTAGCTAAAAGAAATCTGTTATAATGTAATTGTGCAGCAGGAAGCACAACGGTTGTTTTAACATTTTCGTTTTATCCTCCTTTCTTAAAGTAGCTGGTACACACGCTTTGATGGAAAGTTAAACAGGTTCGAATCCTGTCGTGTGTATTTGCCGTCTGGCACGCAAGATGGCATACCTCCTTGATTAAGGTTTTTTGTTATTCATGCTTTTCTTTAAAAAAAAGAATAAATATCCGAAACAACTCGTGGTAGGCATAACACGTTAAATACCTTGCTAACCCGGGAATCCGGGTTGTGTGGAATGTAGCTCAGTAGGAAGAGCGGAGATGCTGAATTCTTGACGTCAGAGGTTCAAGTCCTCTCATTCCATTACCCTGCCAGTGGTCTAACTGGCTTAATCCATTTACCTGCGGCGGCAGGTCAATAAACACGACCAGGAGGATATATATGCAGAAACTTATTGACACATTAAAATCGTATGGAATTGAAATCCCGGAAGATAAACAGGCAGATGTGAAGAAAGCACTCTCTGAGCATTATAAGAACGCAAAAGAAGTTGCGAAAACTCTGTCGAAAGTCGAGGGTGAACGTGATGACTGGAAAGAACGTGCTGAGACAGCAGAAGAGACCCTAAAAGGTTTTGACGGCATCGACCCGGCGAACATTCAGACAGAGCTTGCTGGATGGAAGAAAAAAGCGGAGGACGCAGAGAAAGAATTCAATGCGAAAATCTACGAAAGAGATTTTGACGATGCTCTTAAAACTGCATTGGAAAATGTTAATTTTTCATCTCCAGCAGCTAAAAGATCTGTTACTGCTGATATCAAATCAGCTGGTCTTAAGCTTAAGGACGGAAAGATTCTTGGACTTAATGATTTACTTGAACAGATGAAACAGGATGAACCTGATACATTTGTAGATGAATCTCAGCAACAGGCTCAGCAGAATCAGGCAAGATTCACCACTCACGTTGGGCAGCAGCAGACACCGGGAAGCATGACCAAAAAAGATATCGAAGCGATCAAAGACCCGTCTGAAAGACAGGCTGCAATTGCTCAGAATATCCAGTTATTCCAGTGATTTTTTACACCGACTATACGACAGAGTATAGCCGCTAACCCAATACCTTAATAGTTATGGGTAGAAAGGATTTTTTATATGGCAGCAAAAGCTAATCTTATTATGACTAATGATATTCAGGTAAAGGCACGTGAGATTGACTTTGTAACCAGATTCGAAAGAAACTGGGAACACTTACGTGAAATCCTTGGTATCATGCGTCCAATCAAAAAGACACCCGGAGCGGTTCTTAAATCAAAATATGCAGAGGGTACATTACAGAACGGAAATGTTGGTGAGGGCGAGGAAATCCCTTACAGCAAATTCGTTGTAAAAGAAAAACCCTATGCAGAAATGACTATCGAGAAATACGCAAAGGCTGTATCTATCGAAGCAATCAAAGATCACGGTTACGAGAACGCTGTTCAGATGACCGATGATGAATTTCTCTTCCAACTTCAGACCAATGTTACTGAAAGATTTTACAACTATCTGAAAACAGGTACTCTCTCATTCACGGAAACCACTTTCCAGATGGCTCTGGCAATGGCTAAGGGTCGCGTAGAAAACAAATTTAAGCAGATGCACAGAAATGTGACTGGCGTTGTTGGATTTGTAAATATTCTGGACGTGTATGAGTATATCGGAGCAGCTGAGATTTCTATTCAGAACCAGTTTGGCTTCCAGTATGCGAAAGACTTCCTGGGATTTAATACGATTTTCTTACTGTCTGACAGTGAAATTCCGAGAGGAACAGTAATCGCTACACCTGTTGAAAATATCGTTCTGTACTATGTTGACCCGAACGAATCTGATTTCGCAAGAGCGGGTCTTGTATATACTGTATCCGGTGAAACAAATCTGATTGGATTCCATACACAGGGCAATTACCACACAGCAGTGTCTGAATCATTCGCAATCATGGGACTTACCCTCTTTGCAGAATATATTGACGCTGTTGCTGTCGGAACTATCAACACAACTCAGACACTTGGAACTCTCACTGTAAACTCCGCAGCAGGAAGTAAGAGCGGAGATACAAAAGTGACTGTTACTCCGGCAAAAGTAAGCGCAGGAAATGTGTACAAGTACAAAGTTGCATCATCTGAGACTTCCGTAGACTACGGACAGAATGTGAAGAACTGGAGCGCGTGGGATGGAGAATCTGACATTACCGCAACAACAGGACAGGTAATCACAGTGGTTGAGTGCGACAGTACCTATAAAGCACTGAGCGCCGGACATGCGACTGTAACAGCGAAATTATAAATGTAGGAGGTAACTGGCATGGCTTATGCAGATTATGAATTTTACACAACTTCATATTTCGGTTCAGTTGTGCCAGAAGCCGACTTCCCACGACTGGCGGAAAGAGCCAGTGATTTTGTGGACTTAATGACATTTGACAGGTTGGTGGACGGGCTGCCGGAAAATGAACGCTCTCAGAAGCGCATCAAAAAGGCAGTCTGTTCATTAGCTGAATTAATGTATCAGATTGAGCTTGCTGAAAAGAATGCTGCCAATGCCGCCGTTAGTGGTACATCAACCACAATCGGGTCCGGTGGTAGCACAACAGGCATTGTAACATCTGTAAGTTCCGGCAGTGAATCCATCTCTTACGCCACACCACAGCAGATTGGAGCGAGTGCAAAGGAATGGAGTGCGGTGTATGCCGCCGCTGGGGATGTACAGAAAACGAATGATTTACTCCTTAAGACAGCATTGCCGCTTCTGATGGGAGTAAGGACGGACGATGGAATACCAGTATTGTATGCAGGAGTGTAAATGATATGAAAGATTACGTCGAAGTAAACGATAAGAAATGTTGTGAAGTAGACAACTGCACGTGCGTAAAGTATAAAAACGGCAAAAAGTATTGTATGGGTTGCGGAAACGTAGTCCCAACCAGAAAGGATAAATAATGGATATTTCAACATTAGGCTCATGTGTAGCAATCGTTATGATCTGCTACATCGTAGGAATGGGCTGTAAAGCGTCAAAAAGAATCTCTGATGAATGGATTCCAGTAGTCATGGCAATTACTGGCGGGATTCTCGGAGCAGTCGGAATGGGAATTATCCCGGACTTCCCGGCAACGGACTATATCACGGCAGTTGCAGTCGGTATGTTTAATGGATTGTCAGCAACTGGCGTAAATCAGATTATTAAGCAGACAGTGCAGAAAGAATAATTAAGGAGGCGCATGTCGCGAGACAGCAGTAAGTCCTTTTTCTTAAAAGGAGATGGATTTATTATGCCAAGACCAACAAGAAATTTAACAAATCAAAGATTTGGAAGACTTATAGCCATTGAGAAAGTTAATAAAACAGGGCAATCTCAGTGGCTTTGTAAATGCGATTGTGGAAATAAAGTAATTGTAGCTTCAAATAATCTGATTCGCAAGAATACACTTAGTTGCGGCTGCTATCAAAAAGATAGAGTGTCGGAAGCTAAGAAAATTCATGGAGATAGAAACACACGCTTATACACTATATGGGTAGATATGCGCAGACGCTGTTCCTATATTGGAGATCCATCTTATAAAAACTATGGTGGCAGGGACATTTCTGTTTGTGAAGAATGGGAAAAGTCATTCCTTAATTTTAAGGAATGGGCATTAGGAAATGGATATGCTGAAAATCTTACTATAGATAGAGTAAACGTGGATGAAAATTATTGTCCTGAAAATTGTAGATGGGCAACTTTGAAACAGCAAGCCAACAATAAAAGAGACAATGTTTACGTTACTGTAAATGGGGAAACGCATACATTAACAGAATGGAGTGAAATAACTGGGATTTCCTATAACACTATAATCAAGAGAAGATATCGCGGTTGGAGCGATGTGGACGCAGTTTCAACTCCCGTAAATGTGAGGTGAGATATATCTATAGCAAAATTATAACACTATTCAACTATTACGAAAGTGCCACAACTGGAGATGCGTACTGGTATCCTCATGTTTTATCCGGCGTTGACCTCATTACAGACAAAGGAGCAATCCTTAAAAAGTACGGACCAGACGCAACTGACAACGCACAGTTACACATCCGCTATACCGTCCAGAACGGCGATATAACCATTACTGATAAAGACGGTAAGATTCTTCCATGGGTGCCGCCTAAAGAGTGGAAGCAGCAGATCAACAACGCTCTGGAAGACACTATCACATTCTCAGATGAATCGTTCTTCTGGGAGGGTGAGTGGACTGGCGGAACAGTAACTGATGGTGATTACAGAAATGGATTTTATCAGTACATGAATGAGAATAAGGATAACGTGTTCAAGATTACCAGTGTAGGCGGTCCGTATACACTGATTCCTCACTTCGAGATTCTTGGTAAGTAATATGAGCAAAATTCATCATTTCAAAGGATTCTCCGTAGTTGACGGAGATATGAAAATCAAACTGAATATGGATAGATTTTCTAGGCAATACCAAGAAGCCCAGTATCTCCTTGATGGAATGGTTATGGACAGTATGGTTCCGTTCATGCCGATGATTACAGGGGACTTTATCAACCGGACAAGAGTTGAGAGTGCATCCTTGCAAGGAACTGGGAAAGTATGTGCGGCGGCGGCTCCTTATGGACGTTTTCTGTACGAGGGGAAAGGAATGGTTGATGAAGCAACTGGAAGTCCCTACGCAAGACGTGGAGCAAAGAAAGTTCTTGTCAGTCAGTTTTCTGGTCAGACAGCCGCAAAGGAAAATCTTGAATACACCAAACAGGCTCACCCACGGGCACAAGCCCATTGGTTTGATGCCGCAAAACGACAATACGGCAGTACATGGATTCGCAAAGTAAAAGCACAGGCAGGAGGTGGCAGACATGGCAGATAAGCCAATTGGCAAAGATGCAACTGGATATGAGATTCTGACAGATGCAATGAAAGCACTTCTGAACCAGTATCCCGGATTGTATCAGGGTGAAAGCATCAAGTTCGAAGAGCTGAACAAAGATTCCGGAATCGCTTTCTCGGCAGACAACGGGGCCTTGATCTATTCAGAAAAAGAAGACGTGTGCGGAGTAATGCATCAGGTGTGCCAGTACCCATTTTATGTGGTTTATCGAACGGCATCCGACAAAGAACGGCAGAAGTTATCTGTTCAGAAGTTTCTGGACAGTCTCGGTAAATGGATATGTCGAGAACCAGTTATTATAAATGGCTCTGAGACACGCTTATCTGCTTTTCCAGAGCTTTCGCAAGGAAGAGTAATAAAACGTATCACTCGTGATAATTCCTATGGTTTAGAGCCACAGGAGAGTGGCGTACAGGACTGGTTATTGCCATTGTCAGTACGCTACGAAAATACTTATGAAGTAATATAACGTAACAACCGGCTATCAATTAGAGATAGTCGCTAACCTACACAGCCTTTTAAAAATGATAGGCAGAAAGGACATTTCTATGCCAGTAACAGGAAAAATTGACCGTAAATATATGGCTCATTACATTGATTCAGGTTCCCTCTGCGGAGGACTGACACCGAAATATGAGCGTCTTGGAAAAGATCTGGAAGAGTATAACGTAGAACTCAATCCAGATACTGAAACATCTAAAAACATTCTCGGAGAATCCACATTCAAGCATAACGGCTACGAAGCTTCTTCTGACGCTGATCCGTTCTATGCAGACACTACTTCCGATCTGTTCACAGCATTACAGAAGATCGTAGATGGGCGTCTCAAAGACGACAACCTCAAAACAAAAGCAGTTGAGGTTCATCTCTGGACAGAAGCCACAGCAGGCAAGTATGAAGCATACCAGCAGGAATGCTATGTTGTTCCAACAAGCTACGGCGGTGATACGTCCGGCTATCAGATTCCGTTCACAGTTAATTACGTTGGAGAGCGCGTCAAAGGTAAATTTGACATTACTTCCGGCTCATTCACAGCTGACAGCGAATAATTTTTTAGGAGGGCGTAGAAAATGGCAAAAACAATTAATACAAGCATTGATGATGGATTTCTTATTTTTACATTCACAAACAAGCAGGGAGAAGTATTTTCTTCATTTAAGATAAACCCTACCGACATTAATGTTGCAGCAAGAGCAGAGGAAATCGAACCATTTTTTGAACAGATACAGGACAGCATTCAGAAGGTCACATCAAGTAAAGAAATGGCGGATCTGAACAATCAGATTGAAGATAAAATGAACTATCTGTTAGGGTATGAAGCTTCAATGGATTTATTCAAGGAACCAATTACTGCAACAACTGTATTCCCGAACGGTCAGGTTTTTGCATATATCGTGCTTGATAAAATTTCAGAAGCAATTGCACCGGAAATTGAAAAAAGAAAGAAGAAAATGCAGGCTACTGTTGATAAGTATACGGAGAAATACACAAAATGACCGCTTACGAGTTACCCACCTCACTAAATATCTGTGGGGTGGATTTTTCTATCAGAACGGATTTTCGAGCAATCATAGATATTCTGATTGCACAGAACGACCCGAATCTTGACAACTACGGAAAAAAAATAGTAATGCTGAAGATCCTCTATGAAGACTTGGAAAGCATTCCACCAGAGAACGTAGAAGAGGCTTGTAAGAAGGCTTGTGAATTTATTGACTGCGGACAGACGGACGACGATTCGGGAAAGCCGAAGCCACGCTTGATGGACTGGGGACAGGACGGGGAAATGATTATTCCGGCGGTAAACAAGGTAATTCATAGCGAAGTTAGAGCGGCACCTTATATGCATTGGTGGACATTTTTTTCGTATTTCATGGAAGCGGGAGAATGCTTGCTTAATACAGTTATCGGGATTCGATCAAAAAAAGCTTTTGGCGAAAGATTAGATAAATGGGAAAAGAAATTCTACCACGATAACAAGAATCTTATTGATATAAAAACGCGTCTCTCTGAAGAGGAACAGGCTTATAAAGATAAGCTTAACGAGATGCTTAACCTCAAATAGTTAGGAGGTGGACACATGGCTGCTGATGGCTCAGTCATTATTGATACCAGAATGGACACGTCTGGCGTACAGAACGGCGTGTCTGCAATAAAAAAGTCATTTAACGGCCTTGGAAGTGCTGTAAAAAAAATCGGTCTGCTGATTGGTGGGGCTTTTGCGGTTGGCAAGTTGGTACAGTTTGGAAAAGAGTGTGTAGAACTCGGCTCTGACCTCGCAGAAGTGCAGAACGTGGTCGATGTTACATTTACCACCATGTCCGACAAAGTAAATGAATTTGCGAAGAACGCCATGACCTCAGCCGGACTGTCAGAGACAATGGCAAAAAGGTATGTCGGTACGTTCGGAGCAATGTCTAAGTCGTTCGGTTTCTCTGAAGCACAGGCTTACGATATGTCAACGGCCTTGACGCAGCTAACTGGTGATGTAGCATCATTTTATAACATCAGTCAGGACTTGGCTTATATCAAGCTGAAATCAGTGTTTACTGGCGAAACGGAAACGCTCAAAGATCTCGGCGTGGTAATGACCCAGTCGGCACTAGACCAGTACGCACTGGCGAACGGTTATGGTAAAACCACATCCGCCATGACCGAGCAGGAGAAAGTGGCTCTTCGTCTGGCTTTTGTACAGAAACAGTTATCTGCCGCATCTGGTGACTTTATCCGTACTTCTGACAGCTGGGCGAACCAGGTTAGGGTGATGCAGCTGCAGATCCAGTCCCTGAAAGCTACAGTCGGACAAGGACTGATTAACATCTTCACTCCGGTCATAAAAGTGATAAATATCTTATTGGCAAAACTTGCCACGGTTGCAAATGCCTTTAAGTCCTTTACGGAACTGATAACCGGGAACAAATCATCCGGGCAGACGGGAGCCAGTGGAGCGGGACTTGCTGGAACAGACCTGTCAGCCACAGAAGATGCTTATGCCAGTGCTGCGGATGGAGCTGATAGTCTGGCTGATGCTACGCAGAATGTAACAGATTCCACGAAGGACAGTACAAGCGCGTTAAATAAGCAGACCAAGGCTCTAAAAAAGAATATTGCTCCGTTTGACGAATTAAAGGTTATTGGAAAAGAAGCGGCGGATGCGATATCTGGTGTGACAAAAACGCCTACCGTAAAGGCAGACAATATTAGCCTCGGAAATGTTGGACAGGTAGATTACGGAGGATTGGCAAAAGGAGAAAGCCAGATTGACAAACTCAGCAAATCCGCAAAGAAATTATCCGATATACTTAAGCAAATCTGGAAGCCTTTTCAGGAAGCTTGGAGCAGAGAGGGTAAGAATACTATTGATGCTGCAAGGTATATGTTTTCTAGTCTTGCTGAACTTGCAAAGAGTGTCGGAAAAAGTATTATGGAAGTCTGGACAAATGGAACAGGTACGGAAATGTTATCTACCATGCTTCGGATTTTTCAGAACATTTTCAAGATAATCGGAAATATTGCAAGTCAGTTATCTAAAGCATGGAATAAAAATAATGTTGGAACAAAAATTATTCAAAATTTAGCGAATGCTTTTCAGAAAGTTCTTGATTTTATTGAAAATATAACAAAAGCAACAGCGGACTGGGCCGGAAAACTTGATTTTTATCCGTTACTGGATTCTATTAAGAACCTCACAAAATCCTTTGCACCAATTATCGAAGCACTTGGAAATGTTCTTGAATGGATATATACCAACATTATTTTACCATCATTGAAGTGGTTGATTGAAACAGGCGTTCCTACACTTATTAATATTGTATCAGGGTTTTTAAACTTCCTCGGAGAACATCAGACGCTGGTCGAAGCGTTCGGAGCGGCACTTATAGGAATGTTTGCAACAGCGAAGATTATCCCATTGGTTACTACACTTATCAGTAATATCGGCAATATTGGACTTGCGTTGAAAGGCTTAATTGCCCTCATGACGGGTTCCGGTGGCATACTTGGCGGAATATCTGCAATAGCAACAGCGATCGGACCGGGCGGACTGATTATTGCTGCAATCGGTGCGGTAATAGCAGCGGGTGTTTTGCTTGTGAAAAATTGGGATTCTATAAAGGACTTTTTCGGAGGTATAGTTGATTACTTTGGTGAAAAAAGCAGAGCATTCATAGAAAAAGCCACAAATACAGCCAGTTCTTTAATAGAAAAAGTAAAAAATGCTGGTTCAATCTTGCTTACCTCAATAAAAGAAACAGCATCTAAGATTATATCTACTATTGGGAATATCTTGCAATATCTCATAACGATTTTCATAAATGGATGGAATGCAGGATGGTTAAAAGTCAAAGAAGTATTCAAAAATATATTTGACTCGTTAGTAAATATTGCAAAAGTCCCAATTAATGGCGTGATCGGCTTAATTAATGGAATGATTCGTGGAATTATCTCAGGGGTAAACACAGCTATTGGCGTATTGAATAGGATAAAGATTAAAGTTCCTGATTGGGTGCCGAAGATTGGAGGAAGTACCTGGGGATTTACAATTCCGACCATGACAGCGCCACAGATTCCGTACTTGGCAAAAGGTACAGTTGTGCCGCGAAACGCCGGAGAGTTTGCAGCAATCCTCGGTGATAACAAGCGTGAGACAGAGGTTGTATCTCCACTGTCGACGATGAAACAGGCAATGATGGAAGCTTTGAAAGAATCTGGAAATGGCGGTAGTGGTTCGCCTCAGTATATCGTATTGAATATTGACGGAAACGAATTCATCCGCTGGTTGAGAGATCAGAACGGGCAATACAGGAACCGGACAGGCTTCGGAATCTTTGAAGGGTAGGTGAGCACATGAGCGAATTTAGTTCAGGGAATTTTCAGGGATGGCTATTAAAATTCGGGACTCAAGAATTTCCACATGAATTTATCAAAAGAGCAACATGGAAAAGCACACCGAATCAAAGACTTGAAAATGATTCATGGACAGATATGAAAGGATATTTGCACAGGGACACACTCCCACATTATCGTACAAAGATAGAATTTGAAACAGTTGACGATTTAACCCTAGAAGAAAAAATAAAAATTCAAAATGTAATGAATTCCTCAATTATCAATAAGCAAGAGCGTAAAGCAAATATCACCTACTGGAATGACGAAACAAATACATATACGAATGCAAAAGTATATGTTCCAGATATTGACTTTACAATTAATGAAATTGATAAAAAAAGAGGGATGGTGTTTTATTCAAGCATCCGAATCGCACTGATCGAATACTAACAACCAGAGCGCATGGGTGTCGCAGCTCATGTGCTCTTTTATTTTATAACGGGAGGATGATTATGGCAGATACAGTATCTTTTGACAGTTTATTGAATACGACGGCCGGGATGACTGCTGTTGTCAACAACACAAAACACGACGAGGATGTAGTTAGCGTCACAGGCGTTGATTGGTTTACCTACGCAGGAAAGACCGCCAGTACCATATATGTTTCTGGAAACAATTTCATCGGATTTGGGCAAAACGCCGAACAACTCAAAATCTGGCGTAGGGATGGCGCGGTTTATTATATTTACCGACAGGAAGGAACACTTACGTCGGGAAAAAGATTCATCAAAATCAGAGTTGAAGGATACGTACATTATTCAAGCACATCATCGTCATATGCGCTGAAATACGAAGTATTTCTGATAGAAGGACAGACATTATTTATCAATGTTATTCAGATACCTACAAGCAGTTCGTACACTGGCATGTCATCAATCATTGACGGCAAAACCATAACATATCTGACTATTTCCGTAACTTCTACAGTGCCAATTTCGATTCTAGTAAAAAACGCAGGTGTGTCGCAGATAGTTAGCTATGAGAAATTTGTTGAAGACAAATACGTCACTGGAATTACTGTGTCAAAAATGCCAAATAAGACCACGTACTATCAGGGTGAATTATTCGACAGCACAGGACTTGAAGTATCAAAGACATACAATGATGGAACATCAGAATCCACTACCGATTATGAATTATCAGGATTTGACAGCAGTTCCGCAGGCACAAAGACCATAACCGTTACCGCATCCGGCAAAACCACAACATTTGAGATTTCCGTCTCAGAAGCTTCTATTACCGCCATATCAGTAACGACTATGCCAAGCAAGGTGAATTATCACATAGGAAAAGAATTTGATTCTACAGGTATTGTGGTGACTGCAACGTTAAGTGATGGAAACACTATAGACGTTACAAAGGATTGTACATATTCTGGGTTTGACAGCAGTTCTCCAAAAACAAATACGATAACGGTAGCCTATGGAATATTAACAACTACGTTCGATATTACAATTATGCAACCATTGAGTATAACTGGCGGAAACTATTCATCAGACACATACTTTGTTGGAGAAACTACAGATATATCCGTATATAGCATAACTGTTTCATATTCGGACGGCTTCGAGTATGTAACAAGTGGATATACAGTTAATAATGTAGTGGTCACAGAACCGGGCTCGTTACTGATAACGGTTGAGTATTTTGGAGTGTCAACGACCGTTTCAACAAAAGTTTTAGATTCCTTTTCGGTGAAAATCGGAACGCCTACTAAAGATGATGTAACTGCAATATTCGATCTCGAAACAAATATATTGAGTATTTCGGGAACCGGCGAATTTAATAATAACTTATCTGACAATGCAGAAGGTATAGCCTGCCCAAATTCATTATACACAAGATGTAAGCAGATTGTATTTAGCGACGGTATTACTAAGATTCCGAGTAATTTCGGTAGTAGATTTTCAAGCTTAGAAAATCTTGTATTTGGAAATGATATATCCGAAATTGGTGTCGGTAACTTCAATAAATATCTAGGGACATCTTTATCTTTTTCAGAATCTTTTGTAAAAATTTCAAGTGGTTGCTTTAACGACTGTCCGAATCTGTCAGAATTGACATTTCACGAAGGACTCGAAGAAATTGGGAGAAGTACATTCTGTGGTTGTTCTTCGTTGAAAAATTTGATTCTTCCATCGACACTCAAGAGTATGTCATATTGTTTCCAAGGGGGCACTCTTGAAAACTTGGAAATAGGAGGCAACGATGCAATATTTGCATCGTCTGGCGAAGGGGGCACTATATATAATATTTCTGCAAAAAATCTAGTTATTCGCGGAGGTACTATTTATAGTAATGTTTTTAACAGGAAGAACATCGAAACGTTGGCTTTAAACGGGACTGTAAAATGGAATGGCACTGGTCAATTTGCTACATGTTCAGAATTAAGATCTATATCAATAGGGAAAGGTATATCAAGTATTCCTGTTTCCTGCTTTGCCAGTTGCGGTCTTCTGAACAATGTTGTTATTCCGGATAGTGTTACGGAAATTGGTGTAAATGCTTTTAGCGAATGTACCTCACTAAATTCGATAGAATTATCTAATAAGATTAAAAAAATTCCAGATTATTGTTTTAGTAAATGCGGCTTTGAAACGTTTACGATTTCAGATGACTTGTCAATAGAAGAACTTGGAAACGCACTATTCCAAGCTTGCTCCAAATTAAAAACAGTATATATTGGAAAAAATGTAAAAACTATTGCTAGTGGTGCTTTCGATGGTAATTCTGGTATAACGATTAAAATTAACCAAACAAAAGATTCCATATCTGGTTCTCCTTGGTCAGCCTCAAACGCAACAGTTGAATGGGTGGAAGTTCAACTTGTCAAAATTGAGATTAGTTCATTGCCGCATAAGCTGAAATACAAAAAAGGGGAAAAATTTGATAGCTCTGGATTGATTGTAAACGCAACTTATGACGATGGAAGAGTAGAAGAAACAACAAGCTATACATTATCAAATCCAGATATGTCAACCGCTGGAGTTAAGACTGTTAATGTAGCTTACGAAACACAATCCACTACCTTTGATATTGTAGTCATAGAGATCATCAAAATAGAAATCACGGCTTTGCCAACTAAAGTAGAATATTCCAAAGGAGATACACTAGACACTTCTGGGATGCTAATTTCGACAGTCTGGACAGATGGCTCAAAAGAAGTTTTAACAGACGGATATACTGTGTCTGATTTGGATAGTAGTGAAGCAGGAGAAAAGACTATTACAGTTACATATCAGTCGTTTACTGCAATGTTTACCGTTGAAGTAGTTCCTGATACTGTCGGAATCCGTATTTCTCATTACCCAAATAAGATTTATTATAGAATTGGGGAATCGTTCGACCCAACCGGGTTAACTGTAGCGGCAGTAAGACAGGACGGAACCGAGAAAGAAATTACAGATTATGATATTTCTGGCTTCGATAGTTCCACCGCAGGTTCTAAGACCATCACAGTTTCTTATAATGCCACAGTCAACGGAACTTCCAAATTTGTTGGTTCCGACAGTTTTCAAATTAAAGTCACGAACGACGGAAAAAACCCGTTTGACGATAGCTCAAGTGGTGGTTCTGGTGGCGGTTCTGGTGAAGTTGAAGAAGAAAAAACTGAACCGATCAATGTTACAGTGCACTGGATTAACGGCGAATTTGCTGACCTTACAAATGAAAATATTGACCAGAATACGCTTACTTTGCAGGAGTCTATTTGCTCTGAAAGCTATTTCATTTTCGGAGGTTGCGTCTGCAACCAGATAACGTTTCAGGCTCACCACGATCAGTTCAATGGCACTTCGGAAGAGTTTTATCCATCTGGAAAAATCGAAGTTTATATCGAAAGAAAAGGAACAAAAATCAAAATTTTCACAGGCGAAATCGACAGTGCGGAGCGAAAAGCAAATTCCCTGACACGTAATTTTATTGCATATGATTATCTGTATAAATTACGAAATACTGATATTGCAAGGTGGTACAAGAACCAGACGACTGATAAGAAGAAAAAGCTGACTCAAAAGCAATTTAGAGATAAATTATTTGAGTTTTTGGGACTCGAACAAGTTAGTACAAAACTGCATTGGGACGACACTTATGTGCCCGATACGAATAACTCAAATGAGATGAACGTAGTGAATATTCTGAAAGATTTATGCTTGCAAAATGACCGCTTTGGATGGATGAATAGGGATGGTAAATTTGAGTATTTGAAGCTTCGCCAGAACAGTTACAGATACGGGCAGACCACCGGTAATCAGAACATTTATAAATACTACAACAATGAGGAAGTGCATCTTGATACATTCAAAAGTTTTACCGCAAAAGAGGGTAGAATTTGGTTCCCGAATGTTATATTTTGTGACCCCGACCCGAATAGAGCCTTTGGATTTATACAAGGTGACTACACAGCGCAGGAAGCATATGATAACAATGTTTATTACAACAGAAATAGTTTCTTTGTCGGGAATGAAGATTGGCTGAATTACGTTTGGGATGCCAACGAATACGGCGGTATTTCAAGAGCTGAGCCGATTATGAAAATTTGCTATGGCGTGTTCGTAAATCAAGATTTGCGGAAATATTATCGTGCGCAGGGATATACCGCCGAGGTTCAGGGAAACCCACTGAACATGGTTGGACAGGCAGTCGAACTTTACTATAAAAAGCAGATTCAGCACGACGATCAGGAACCTACGGAACTGCAATGGTACGTTCATTCGTACATCATGAGTAGAACGCTTAAAATCGGCGCTACAGACATGATTGACACCTATTCTGCCAATAATGCACCGTTCAATAACAACAGTCAGCAGTTGGGGAAATACACTCCCGAGATATCTGGAACAGTTAATCTTACACGCTCTGAAATGCCGACAATCAGCTATGCAGAGTTTACGGACGGTTCGGATTCTGAATTTTCTCCGGCATTAATTGATGATTTTACAGACGGTTCTGGTGGCTCTGGTAGCACTTCTGAGCAATTAAAGAAAGCACAATTAAGATGTGTAAAACGAATAAAAAAAGCCGATTATGACGCTCTTGTAGCCGCAGGAACTGACCGAACAGATACACTGTATTTCACATTCGAGGAGGGTTGATTGGATGATATACAAGGCGTTTTTGAACAGGCAGGAAATCACTGGGTTTCCTGTTAAAGGCAAGGAAACAAGTGAGATATGGGGTGGAGATACATTATTGTGGAGGAAGAAATCAAAGGGGATTTTTAAGTTTGAATATTTTGAAACTATAGAGTTTGGAGTGAAAGGAACAGGACTAAACATTGATTGGGGAGATGGGACAAGCGAATATCTAGCCGATAAACATAAAAATGTAAACCTTTATGACAAAAATGCTCAAGCAGGATATTTGACGCATAGCTCAGGAACTAAGACATATACCGCTACAATCACAGGAAATATTACAGATATGGTTTTCGGAAGAATTGTTGGAGCGAATCATTACGCAGGTGGACTGACAAGAGTTCTTTCTCCGCTTCCGGCTACTTCCAATTTCCCATACTCACAAATCGGTGCTTTTTTATTTGACGAATGCATTAATTTACAATCTGTTCCAGAAAACTTTTTTTCATTAGTTCCGAGTTTAACGGAACTTGCTTTTACATTTTACAAAGTAAATATCAGTGAATATCCAGAAACTATGTTTGACTACTTACAAAATTTAGCAACGATTACTTCAACTTTTTCAAATTCTTCAATAGAGAAAGTTTCTGGGAAAATGTTTGGAAAATGTAGCAAATTAAAACAAGCAAAATTATTATTTTCTGGATGCTCAAAGCTTACAACTGTCGAAGAAGGATTTTTATCTACTCAAAGTTTATCTGATTTTATTAACAATTTTAATGGATGTAAAAAATTGGTAACAGTTGGCACAGATTTTTTGAAAAACGTAGACATAGATAATTCAACTCGAGGATTCGAGAACGAATTTTACAATTGTTCAAATTTGCGCCAAGCACCCAATTTTTATGAAAAATATCCATATTTAGGAAAAAAAAAGACAGATGACTGCTATTATAACTGTAAAAGTTTAGGTTTTTATTCGTCATTGCCTAGCACTTGGAAATAATAAATAAGAGCGCATTTTCCATAAAAATCCAAATAAGCCCTTATTTTCCCAAAAACCATCAAAATCCAAGCCCTAACCGTACTATTAGTTGATTGGTACAGAAATATGCAATTTAGAGGACAGGAATGTCCTCTTTTTTGTATGGCCTTAAATTGGTAGAGAGACATTGATTTTCAAAATGATATAATTGTGTTACAAATACATGCGCAGAAATAAAATCAGGAGAAAAATATGTCATCAGCACAAGTTAAAAATTTTATCGCTACATTGTCCAGATACGCTATGAACGAATACCACAACCGAAAATCATCTGGTCGAAAATGGATTCTTCCATCTGTCTGCATTGCTCAGGCGGCACTAGAAACAGGATGGGGCGCATCGGACATGATGGTAAAAGCAAATGCTTATTTTGGAATCAAAGCCGGAACGAATTGGAATGGAAAAGTCTACAGCTCAAAAACGAAAGAATGTTATGACGGTCATACATTTACGACAATCACAGACCTATTCCGGGCTTATGATAGTCTGGAAGAATCCGTATCAGACTATTTCGATTTGATCACCAGTCTGGGAAGATATGCCTTTGCATGTAATCAATCCAGCCCAGAAACCTGTATTCAGGCGATTTGGGATGGAGGCTACGCAACGGATCCAGATTATGTGCAGCAGGTAATGTTAATTATCAATCAAAATAACCTCACACAATATGATAATATAGATGACAATGAAGGAGATGAGACAGTGTCAAAAGGAGCATTCAAAGCGGTAGAGCTTGCTGAGTCAAGAGAAGGGAGGAATCAGTACACACAATCTGATCTCAGAAGCCAGGTATTTAACGGCTATTCAGATTGTAGCTCCATTTGGTGGAAATCATTTGAAAAGGCCTATGGTATTCAGATCGGAACTTGGACAGGGGAACAGGTGGAAAAAGGTACACAGGTAGCCTATTATGGAGGAAAAGATAATCTGACCATAGCTGACTATAAAAAACTGCAGGTTGGCGATTTGATTTACTTCGGTTCCGGAGAGGCAAAACACGTAGAAGGATTCGTTGGCTGGAAAAATGGAATTCCTATGCTGTTCGGGCATGGATCAGGAACACCTTCTTATAAAAATGGACTCACATATACCCACAGTGCTAAGTTTTACCAGGCAAGAAGATTCTACGCAGAACAGAATTCTTCCAGCTCTGCTACAAACACCGAAACAGTTGCTTACGTAGCCAGAATGAGTAAAGATACTCAAACGTTTGTGGACGCCGGAAAGACAAAATCTACACTCTGGCCAAAAATCAAGAAAAACACCCTGGTAGACGTAATTAAAGGAGCAACCATTAAGGATTCTGCCGGAAAGAAATATTATCTTGTCCGACTTGGACACCCGTCTGAAGGATTTGTGCGAGAATATGTACCTGCAGGAAGCTTTAAAAAATATAAAAACTCCCGGGGATAGTACCCCGGGAATCATGTTTCTTATAACATATTGTATCATTTCGTTTTGTAAATCCTATTAGTTCGTTGGACACACGTTAGTCACAAACAAAAAAAATCATTTCCTAATTAAATATCCTCTAAAGTACTGTATTTAAAGGACTTTCTGACATTTGCATAGTTCTAATTAATATCCTGATTGAATACAATTAGAATAATGAAAATGAAATGAGTGAATTCCTTGCAAAATCGCTGAGAATGTTGATTTTACAAGGGTTTCACGCGTTTTTATGTTCTGAATTGTGATGAATAAAATTGATAAAATAAGATTCCGTTAGTCACAGTTAGTCACAAATGGGACTTTTATTTTCTCAATCTCTATACGGAGTTCTTCCAATGTTCGGTGACCGTAAACGGCGTTTGTAACATCACCGCCGAATGAATGACCGAGCATTCTCTTACGATCATTCTCCCTGACTCCATATTTTTCGCACAAAGCAGAAAAAGTATGCCGGCAGTCATGCGGAGTGTGCTTCGGATCGCCAACAATTCCAAGACGTTCCAGCGTAGGATAGAACAGAGCGTTGCGGTGGTGCTGCTGAGTATATACACAGAGCTTCCCATCTTGAGTAAGAACCTTTTGCTTAGCAAATTCGTATACCGCCGAATGAATTGGTACTACGCGGTCCTTTCCTGCCTTAGTCTTGATCCCGCCCTGAAAGTATCTCTCTTCCAAGTTAGTCGTCAACTTAAGTACTTCGCCGATTCTCCAGCCAGAATAACACATGATTAATATAAGCTGCACTTCCGGATCAGCAGAATTCTTCCAGAGAATTTTTAGCTCATTGTCAGAAAATGGCGTTCCATGTTCAGTGTCGTCATCCACGTTGACTTTTACATACAAAGCCTTGTTTTCTGTTACAATTTCTGAGTAAACAGCATATTTATACATCTGCTTGAACAGCGTAAGAATTGCCATAAGGCTCTGACGTTTTAACGGGCAGTCATCAATTACCTTTTGCAGATCAGGCGCTTTTAAATCCTCAAAGATACGATTGTACAGAGTCGTGCAGTTCGAGTAAGCGGTCTGGTAAGCTATTTTTGAACTATAAGAAAGTTTTGAACCCTCTGGAAATTTCCATGCGTAAAACTTCTTATATACCTCTGAAAACGTCAATTTCTTGATTTCCGGGTGTTTATCCTCGACACCCTTGATTGTATTGTAGTCAGCAATCAAACGAGTAACAAGGGTATCTACGTCCGTTGTAGGTGATATCTCAAGGTCTCGTTCCATCCCTGGCTGATATGTTCCTGCCTTGTATGCGGTCAGTACAGTAAATCCTTTAATCCAGTCGTCTACATAGCAGATTGCAGGCGGGCGGACTGGCTTTCCGGTCTTTTCATCCAGTACTGCCGGAGGATGGACCGCAAATGGATTCCTGCGGTTGCCGCCCAGGTACCGTATTGTTCCGAAACTGTTGGGGAGCTTCGGGTATTTCTTTCTTTTCTTCGCCATTTTTATTCCCTCTTTCTGTAGCTGTATTTAGGTATAAAAATAACAGCCGAACAAACTTTCTGACTTGCCCGACTGCTCCGAAGATGATACAATATGTTTTGCCAGAATATTACATTTCTTCGGAGATGTATAAACGCCACCTCGGTACGCCAATGCCGGGGTGGTTTTTATTTTTATTCTATTTCTTCAATATCGACTGAATATCCGAGAACTTCTCCGACAGTTGTGCATTTTCCCTTTAGTGTGACTGTATCACCTTTTGCCATTGATGCGACTTTCGAACGCTGCTCATCATTTTTAATCTGGCACTGAACGCCGATTATCGCATATTCATCGTCAGGATAGAGGGAGATATATTTTCCAGATGAATCAATGTTCCCGAGTCTACCAGTGATTTCTAAGTATTGCCCTTTGTATTTATCAGATGCTCCAAGTGCGTTATCATCAAGCTGAGACATCATATCATTGACTGATACGGCCGTGTATTCAATTGGCGTAGGTGTATCAGTTTCTTTTACAGATTCCGTCTTTGCAGATGTGCTGGAAGAAGACGTGGTGTTTGAATCCGAATTTCCACCAATGGCACCGATAACGCCAATGGCAACAACTGCTAAAACTACCCATTTGAGTTTTCCACCTTTTTTCTTACTCATAGAATTGCTCCTCCTAATAGCTTTATTCGCCACGCTTCGCACTTTTCATGCGGATTATGTTTTTTGTACCGCTGATTTTGCAATGTTATGTAAAGTACGGTTATTCGTGGTATTTTTATTTTATCATTTTGAGAACGCGTTGTAAAGATTTAGAATGAAATAGAGTGATTTAGATGAAAAAGAAATGTTTTTTTTCTATAAAATAGTGAGAGTTCATGTGTATCATTGGCAGTTGCCAAGAGTCGGAATAGGTGGTATAATAGCAAAAGAGAACGAACGTTCGGTTCTATTTCCCACAAGCCGGACATATACTGTAGTGTAGGCGGTAGTTGCGACAGGGAGGGTTATTATGGATTATAAGAAAGAGATTATTGAAATGATACAAAAGATAGAAAACAGATGTTGGCTGAGGTCGATATACATTTTCATAAAAACATTAATCGGTTAAAAAGAAAAGCCAAGGGTTTGCGCATTGCCCTTGGCTATTTTCTTATTTCTTTTCGTAAATCGTGTCTAGGAGCTTTTCTAAGTTATCCCATCCAGAATCATCCAGCTTTGCTAGAGCATTGATGAGACGGTATTTAAAATCATCATCACTAGACTTTAGAACATTTCCGAACAACTTAGAAATTTCATCGTTTTTATTCTCTGGCTGAAACATTTCTCCAGTTCCATTTCTTAGCCATTCTTCGTTTACGTTAAATTCTCTGCAAACATCATCAATAGTCCGATCTGATGGAACTTTGCTTCCCATTTCAATTTGCGCTACAAAATTCCTACTTATCTTTAGTTTGTCTGCAAATTCTTGTTGAGTTACGTTTAATTCTTTTCGCAACTCTTTAAACCTGTCTTTCAATTTAATTCCTCCTTTCTGAGAATATAATATCATAAAATGTTTACGAAGTCAACAAAAAGGTATTGACAAATGTTGTCTGAGGGACTATACTGTGTTTACAAGGTAAACAAAGGAGGTGAAAACAGTGAAGCGTAAGAAAAAAGAAATCGACAAAACAATTTCTGACCTGTGGAATCGTATCTGGGATTTACAAGACCAGACAAACAAAATCAAGAAAGCAGTTCTGACAGGTGAAAAAGGTGATTTAAAGATGCCAGAAAGAAGGATTGTTCCTCCAGATGAGCCTATTCCGTTTGGCGGGACAGTAGATATGGACTGTATCTTTGAAAAAGAACCATGTGAACAGGTAGACGTTGAATTTACAGTGAAAGAAACTTTGCAGATGTATTCGCATTATGTAGATTCATTATCTACCGATACACATGTATTAGGAGCTATTGCAATAGTTTCTCTAATAATTGCAATAGTGGCTCTGATTGTATAGAGATTGAGAAAAGACCTGTAATCAGCGCAATGATGGACAGAACAGTTGTTATCCAAAATCTGGATATATCTTGAAAATATGCTTTCATGGCGACTTCACCCGCTTGTGTGATTTCATATGCGTGATCTTGCGATCTTGAGCGCATAAAGTATTTTTTGTTGAAAAGGTATTTGCAAGCATCTACTTCACGCTGATTACTAGGAGTAAATCCACAATTTCTTAAAGCTTTTTTCAATATTTTATATTGATATCTTGTTATCAAATGAACACCTCCTTTACAGGAGAGTATATCACAAGAAAAGAGGTGCGTATATGTCAGAAAAAGAAAAAAGAATCGTTGAAAAGCTGAAAGAAGCGATTCCTAATATGTCAGAATTTGACAAAGGATATATTCTCGGTAAGACGGAAAGCTTTTCCGAGAATAATCTGGGGAAAAAATCAGATAAGAAAGAAGTAGTTAATTCAAATTAGAAAGGAGAAACATGAACGAATTACAGATTTTTAATTCAGAAGAGTTCGGGGACATCCGAACAGCAGAAATTGACGGGAAACCGTATTTTGTTGGAGCTGACGTTGCGAAAGCTCTTGGCTACAAGGACACGGTTAATGCACTTAAACAGCATTGCCGTGGGGTGGTAAAACACCACCTCACAGATTCTCTCGGCAGGAATCAGGAAGCGAGTTTCATAACAGAGGGAGATTTGTACCGCTTGATTATGAAATCGAAACTTCCATCGGCAGAGAAATTTGAATCATGGGTTATGGATGAAGTTCTTCCAACAATCAGAAAGACAGGCTCATACCAGAAGCCACTGACGACAGTTGAACAGATACAGGTTATTGCGACAGGATTCTTAGATCACGAAGAGCGGCTTAACAGACTTGAAAATACCATGACTATTGACTACGCACAGCAGGAATCTATTAGAGACTTAGTGTCAAGTGTCGTAATTGCTCACCTTGGTGGGAAAGAGTCAAATGCTTACAAGGAAATTGGCAAGAAAGTATTTGCTGAATGCAACAGGGATATAAAGACTTACTTCGCAGTAAATGCCCGTAATAACATCCCTAAGCTGAGATTTGAAGAATCTATGGAATATGTCAGAAATTGGCATCCATGCACCAATACAGTAATGTGCATCAGGGACTGCAATGCTCAAATGTGTATTGAGTAGAAAGGAGCGTAAATGGACGCATTACAATTTAATAAAGCCGTCAGCCAACACTGCAAAGAATCTGGTGGAGACTGTTGCAAATGTGACCTACGGCTTTACTGTTACCTATCGCCAAGTGAGCGACCGGATGAGTTAGTGAGTTTGGTTATTGATTTTTTGCATAACCACATTGAAAACCATGATCATTATACCCATCACAGTGCGGCTTCATTTCCGTGTATTGATGATATGGACATGAGCACCGCAGTAGGTGGCGACCGCTATCAGAAACCTCATACTCTTCATAAACAGTCACGTGTTTGTGAATCTTGTGGCAATGATACAGTCGTGTAATTGTTTCAACCATATAATTCCCCTTTCGTTATACTCGGCATGTCGGTGCCTGTAAATGCATTATAGGTAGAGGGAAAAGGAAATACAATAGGTTGAATAAAAATCGCATTAAGAGATAAAAGCAAAGCAAGGAGGTGAAAAATATGAAACGCCATCCAATTATGGAATATGTGATTCCAGCAATTGTGGCAAGTGCGGCAACAGTTTTAATCCGTTTAGTGCTAGGGTGGTAAGAATTGAAGCAATAATGAAAGGAGTAAATATATGAGCGAAGTTGACACTTACATAAAAGAAAATGCAGAAGTTCATCAGTTTGCCGCCGAAGTGGCAAGAATCATATCGGGCATTCCGCAGATGCCAGAGTTCTCAAACGAGCGCCTGACAGTATCAGATGTGAGCAAAATGACAGGCATTCCTACACCATCTGTCAGAGCAGGAATCATCTATGGATGGCTGCCTATCGGTACGGCGTATCGTGGGAATAAAGTGATTCACGACAGAAAAGGTTCTGGCAGAATAGAATTTGTTATCTCTCCAAGAAAGCTCTGGGAAGAAACAGGATATGTCTGGAGAGGGAAAGAAGCATTAAAGTGATAGTGCCCCGGCGGTGAAGCGCCACCAACCGGAGCGTTGCACTTACTAATCTACGCTTAGTAGGTACAGGTTAATTATAACTTCGTATCTGCTAATTGTAAATACCAAAAAAGGAGAAATTAGCACGATATGAGCAGAAATAGCACAAATAAATGTGAAAATGTTCCGACATGGGACGAACTTGAGTTCATTCTTGCGACAGAAATTGTCGAAGAAAGTAGAAAAAAAGCAAGAAAATGGTTTATTGCATGGTTGGTCACAACTGCCGCACTGGTAGCAAGCAACCTTGCGTGGATTCTGGGAGAAATGAAATGAAAGAGTATATGCTAATTGCTGTTTGTATGCTCGCCGGGAAATATGTGGATATACCTATCTGGCTGAACATCTTTTTCGGTATCTCGGCAGCATGGGCGGTACGCCAGATGAAAGCAGACTGGCAGTAGGGAATAAGGAGGATAAGAAGATGTTCGAGAAAGAGATTGATGAAATTTATGGACTCTGTAAAAGAGTTGTGAACGAAGTTCCGACAGCAAGTGTTACATTCGATTTTTCAGGCTACGGCTTGGAGGTAAGAGGGCTTAAAAGAAAAGAAGACGTTGAGCTTCCTAAAGGTGTGTTTAAGTGGGACTTATATCAGAGAGTATCTCTTAGTTCTTTTTTTGAAAAAGAGAATCGCGAAAGTCTCAGAGTAATCAAAGCTTTCTTACTGGAACTTCTGATAGATGGGAAGTGTCCAAATGAGTAAGCAGATAGCAATTATGAAACTTCTTCCCAGTCTGGAGATAGCAGGATGTATCAATGAACTTCTCAGAGAGCTTCAGTCCAGAGGGGATCACATATTGGATTATGAAAACTGCGATATGTCTCTGGACCATGTGGAATACCACAAAGCCGAAGATATTGACGGAGAGAAGTTCGGAGATGCATCAGATAACCTGTATTGCTTTTTCAAGGCGGTGTAAGTATGGACGAACGCATTCAGGAAGTATTGAGATTAATCGACATACAACTTGCTACAGTGCCGGATAATCCGATTGAAGAACAGTACAAGGCAAGGACACTGGCGAACTATGCACAGGCTCTAAATGGGCTTTTAGCGGCTCAGAAAACATATAAGGAGGGCAACAATGGGAAAGTTTGAAATCCGTATTCCGGCTAAAAAGAAGAAAGCAATCAGTGAAAAGGAGAATCCGGTTGTGAAGATTACTCCAGAAGCATACAACACACTGGTTGAAATCTATAACGAATCAACTATATCTATGAAAGACATTGCAAGTTTACTGATTGTAGAAGCCAGTAAGTGTGTGGTCTATGACAAGGGGGATTGAAATTGAATATCTATGAAAAATTAGGAGTTATCCAGTCAAAGCTGAAAGCCCCAAAAGGGCAGTATAACTCATTTGGGAAATACAAATACAGGAGCTGTGAGGATATTCTGGAAGCTGTAAAGCCGCTTCTGGCAGAAACAAAGACTGTGTTAAGCGTCACAGATCGGATGGAAGTTGTTGGAGGCAGAATATATGTCAGAGCAGAAGCTCGTCTAAACGACTGTGAAGATACCGGAGAGATTACAACCGTTGCTTATGCAAGGGAAGAAGAGTCTAAGAAAGGCATGGATTCTTCACAGGTGACAGGTGCAGCTTCATCTTATGCCAGAAAATACGCTTTGAATGGGCTGTTCTGTATTGATGATAACAAAGATAGTGATTCTACTAATACAGGAGAGAAAGAAAAAACGTCCGGCAGGAAAACGGAATCGGCAAAAGAAGCCGAGATGATTAGTTCCGAGACTACTATGTCAATCAAAAATATCATTGATAAGTACCCGGAAGCTAAGCTTTTGGAACAGATCAAGACTCGATTTAAAGTAAGCGATATTAAGTCTCTTACCAAGGAAAAAGGTCAGAAATGTCTGAAGATGTTGATTGACTATGACAAACAACATACAGAAAAGGAGTAACAGCATGAATAAAGTAATTCTTACAGGAAGATTTACACGTGATCCAGAAATCAAGTACACCAATGATGGAACATCTATTGCAAGGTTTTCTATTGCGGTAAACAGAAGATTTGTGAAAGAGGGTTCCGATCAGAAAGCAGATTTTTTGAATTGTATCGCTTTCGGAAAGTCGGCAGAATTTATCGAGAAATATTTTTCTAAAGGAATGAAAGCGGATTTATCTGGTAGAATTCAGACCGGCAGTTACACTAATCGTGATGGGCAGAAGGTATACACAACAGATATTGTTGTGGAAGAGATTGAGTTTGGTGAAAGCAAAGGCTCTAACCAGAGTCAGCAGAAGTCAGAGGCACCACATCCAGAAACAGACCCAGACGGATTTATGAATATTCCAGATGGAATTGACGAGGAGATGCCGTTCGCATGATACAAATTGATAGCAGAGAACATCAGAAAGTTATTGATGGCATTAAAAAGGCATTTGACGAGGCAGGGGAAAAATGGTTCGTGTCAAAGCTGTATGTAGGTGATTACATGAATTATGATAACCCGCGTTTGGTAGTTGATAGAAAACAGAACCTTGCAGAGTTATGCGGAAATGTATGTCAGCAGCATGAAAGATTCCGATCTGAAATTATCCGGGCAAATGAAGCAGGAATAAAACTTGTCTTCTTATGCGAACACGGGAAAGGAATCGAAAAGCTGGACGATGTTCTCTGGTGGGAGAATCCCAGGGCGAAGAAAAGAGTTAAAGAGAATGGCATCTGGGTAGAGCAGGAACAGAAAGTTATGCATGGAGATGTCTTATATAAGATTCTTTGCACGATGCAACGCAAGTATGGTGTTGAATTTCTGTTTTGCGACAAGAAAGGCACTGGCAAAAGAATTTTGGAGATTTTGTCAAATGGATAAAGAAACAATTAAGCAACAGAATAACATGAGAGACGTTCTAAGCAGATATGGCATGGTTCCGAACAGAGCAGGGTTTATAAAATGCCCCTTTCATAGTAGTGACCGTACTGCATCCATGAAAATCTATAAAGACAGCTATTATTGCTTCGGCTGCGGTGCGACAGGTGACATATTTACATTCGTTCAGAACATGGATAATTGCGATTTTAAGACAGCTTTTACCATACTTGGAGGAACTTACCAGAAACCTAGTTTCTCGTCCAGAATGGCCATATACCGTCATCAGAAGCAGGTGGAAAAGCATAAGAAAGATGAACGAAAGAAAAGAAGTGAACTGCAGGAATGCTTACATGATATCGACTTTTACAGAGCAGAAATCGAACGATGGGGGGCTTTATCTGACAGGTGGTGTGAAGCCTGGAATAAACTTCAGTTAGCATTATACCGGCATGGATTCCTGACAGGACTGGAAGAAGGTGATTAAGAGTGGAAATGATAAACAAGCTCACGAGGGATTCTATTCTGGACGAAGAAGTGTTTGACGAGATATTCAGTCAGGAAGACGAGATATACAAGGCACGTCTTACGCTGACTCTTCTGGACAGAGCCAAGGAGCTTGGTGTAAAGAAAAAATTTGAAGATTTGCTGAAGGCTTATACGAAAGTGCAGAAGCAGATGATTGAAAAAGAAAAAAGTAGCAAGGCTGTTTCGATGCTGGACCAGTGGACTAATTTCTCCGATTGTGAATATGACAGAATGAAATGTCTTAACTGGATAGCAGATGATGACGGAATCAGAATATCAAACACAAATCCAGGATCGCCGGATATTATAGCTTGCTATCACCCTATTCTTCCAATCGAACGAATGAAGAATCTGGAGACCGGGGAAGAGCAGATAAAGTTAATCTATAAGAGGAATAATAAGTGGTCAGAGGTTATTGTTCCAAAAACCATGGTTGCATCAGCCAGTAAAATTGTTGGTTTATCCGCGCTTGGTATTTCAGTGACTTCTGAGAATGCGAAGTTCCTTGTCCGGTATCTGTCAGACGTAGAAAATGCCAATGATGATTATATCAACATCCAATATTCCTCTAGTAAAATCGGGTGGATTCGAGATTATTTTCTGCCTTACGACAAGGATATCGTATTTGATGGTGATATGAGATTTCGGCAGTTATATGAAAGCATTAGCGTAGGTGGTAGCAGAACAGAATGGTATGAACACGTGAAGAAAGTTCGTGCTACCGGAAGGATTGAACCAAAAATCATGTTAGCTGCAAGCTTCGCCAGTATTCTGATCAAACTGGTCGGTGCCCTTCCATTTTTTGTAGACTTATGGGGAGAAACCGAGGGCGGCAAGACCGTAACACTTATGTTGGGGGCTTCCGTCTGGGCGAATCCAGGTGAATCACGATACATAGGAGATTTTAAAACAACCGATGTGGCCCTGGAAGCAAAATCCGATATGCTCAACAACTTACCGCTGATTCTGGATGATACTTCAAAGGTATCTGCCAAAATCAGGGATAACTTTGAAGGGATTGTATACGATTTATGCTCAGGCAAAGGAAAAAGTCGTTCTAATAAGGAATTGGGAGTCAACCGGGAGAACCGCTGGCAGAACTGCATTTTGACCAACGGTGAGCGCCCACTTGCAGGATATGTCAGTCAAGGTGGAGCAATTAACCGAATTATTGAGGTTGAGTGCTCTGAAAAGATATTTGATGATCCGCAGCTTACCGCAGATACACTTAAAAAGAACTACGGGTACGCAGGAATCGATTTTGTAAATGTAGTTAAGGAAATGCCCATTGACGATATAAAAGCCATGCAGAAGCATTTTCAGAGCCTTATACAGGATGATGATAAAATGCAGAAGCAGAGTATATCAATGAGTATTATCTTGGCAGCAGATAAAATCGCAACAGATCAGCTGTTCCATGATGGCCAGTACATTGACATTGAGACGGCTAAGAATCTTCTGACAGAGAAAGAAATGGTATCTGAAAATGAGCGCGCTTACTGGTTCGTGCTTGATAAGATTGCCATGAACGGAATTAAATTCGATGATAACCCAGATATAAAAACAGAAAGGTGGGGAATTATTGACAATGACCCGGTAGAGAAAACGTCGACTGCAATAATCTATAGTGCAGCGTTTGATGATCTGTGCAAAATTGGAAGATTCTCTCGGAAAGCATTTTTATCATGGGCTGTTAAGAAGGGGCTTGTAGAAACCGACAGCAGAGGTTATCCGACCAAGGCGAAGAAACTGGACGGAATTGTTACAAAATGTGTGTTCTTGAAAATTGTAGATGAAATTCCAAAAGGTTTTGTGAATTGTAATGATGATTTTGAGATTACAGACGATATTGTGTTTGATTGATAAACAATTCGTCCAAAAGGTAACCGGGTAACCTAGGTAACCTTTGATTCTGCATATATATATACGAGTATTTATATGTGCATATTTAGTATAAAAGTTTCCCTATATGAGAAAGTCA